GTGGATGTTTGCGGCTCGCTGCAAGGGAGTGCCGGCCAACATCATGTTCCCCGCTCGAGGCGAGAGCGTCGAAGCGGCGATCCGGGTCTGCTCTGAGTGCCCGGTCATCGAAGAGTGCCTGGAGTACGCCCTCGTGAACCGAGAGGTCCACGGCGTATGGGGAGGCACCTCAGAGCGCACCCGTCGACGCATGCGTCGAGCACGCAACAAAGCAATTCCCTCAGCAGTCCGTCTTTCCCTAAGGAGGAACTAACCATGGCGCGTTCACGCCGAATGATCGGGAACTGGATCAGGTTCTCCGTTGACTTTGCCGACCACCCGAAGGCCCTCGAGCTCGGACCCGAGAGCTGCTGGATGTACGTCTGCGGTCTCACCTACTCAAAGAAGTACCTCACGGACGGAGTTGTCCCGAAGGGCAAACTTCCGCGTCTTTGCAACGTCACGGACTACGAAAAGTGCGTCACGGAATTGATCGCCAGCGGACTGTGGAAATGGGACAAGCGCAAGCAGAACATCATCATCCACGACTACCTCGAGTGGCAGACCTCCAAGGACGAAGTCGCCGAAACCCGTGAAAACTCAAGGATTCGTCAAGAGCGGGCACGCCAACGGCAAGCCGAACAGGAGGAGTCCCGTCACGCTCATGTCACGCGTGACAAGGGCGTGATGTCACGCGCACGTCACGCCGAAGTGCGCGCGCAAGAGACAGAGACAGAGACAGAGACAGAGACAGAGATAAATACTTACGCAGACGACTTCGTCGTCCGCACAAAAGAGCCTCGTGACGCTGCACTCGTCAAGGCACTCATCGCTGTCTGCAAGATCGAGCAAAGTGACCTGACCAAAGAGGCGATGCGCAAGGTTCGCTACGCAGCGAAGCAGCTGCGAGACGTCGGAGCATCACCAGGCGAAATCGAAGCTCGAGCGGAGATCTACCAAGACATCTGGCCGACCATGGCGTTGACGCCAATGGGGCTCGTCAGCAATTGGCCGAAGTTGTCTAAGGAGGCGTTGCCGGTCTCAGAGATCGACCGTGCCCTTCAGGAGTTGGCAGGAGGTGCGGCATGAACTCCGATGAGGCGTACACGGTGTTGCACAGCATCGAAGGCCGGTGGCCTCGGACGACGAGCCGCGAGGAAGCCCGTGAGTGGGTGCTGATCATGTGCTCAAACAGCGACTCGGTGTCGTTGGCTGAAGCGCAGGCTGTGATCGACGACCTGACGGTGCAAAGCCCGGATCGCCGGCCGACGCCGGCTCACTTCAAGGCTCGGTTGCAGTCACGCCGGCCTCGAGGAGGCACGCCGGCCGATGCACCAGCGCCCAAGGTCGACCCCGAGGTCGCCAAGTCGGCTGCACAGGAGGCGATGGCTGAGCTGCGAGCCAGCCTGCCGCAGTTGTGGCGAGGCAAGAAGGTGACCCTGTGAACGACCAGCCCTTGACCATTTACAAAGTGACCCGCCAAGGCAGCACCTGGACACTCAACACCGAAGACTTCGACGTCGACGTTGAGGCCACGCAACCGTTCACCCGTCGAGAGTTCCACTTCTGGTCGGGTTGGACGTCTCGTTCGTTGGTGATCGACGTTCCTGAGAGCCGATCTCGCAAGATTGACCACTGCGGTCTGGTCGCTCAGATTGCCCGCAAGCAGAAGTCCGGTCTCAACTTCGAGGTCACCTGCCTTGGCAATCACGGCTGCGGCATCGTTTCGCGCCAGACCACCGTCGATTACGGCGTCGAGGCCTACCAGGCGCACGTCCTCAAGTATCACGTCCCAGCACTGATCCCCATCAAGGAGTCCGCATGAGCCTGTCGCCATCTGAGAAGCGCCGAGTCGAGCGGTACATGGCCGACCTCGAGGAAGTCCGAGAGACCCTCGCCAAGATCACCGCAGCAGACCTCGCCCGGATCGTGCAGTCGATCAAGATGCGCACGACCGCCGACGGGTTCAAGTCAGGTGGCTTCTCAGTCGGTGGCGGTGGGAGCAGCGAGTCCACGCCTACTGAGCAGGCAGCACTTCGAGGCTTGCCCGACGACGAGAAGCGTGAGGACGATTGGCGCTTCCACAACCAGCTCGATCCGGTGCGAGACGCTTCGGTTGAGCTGCTGGCGTACTTCCTCGGCATCGTGTCGTACGCCGAGTTGGTCAAAAAGCGCCACGCCTACCTGCGTCACACCGTCGACGCGCTGCGAGGCCGTGTGACCACGCTTGATCAGTGCATTGCCTGCCTGCGTGACGTCTCAGGTGTTGGCGACGACCGAATCCGAGCCGGGTTCTGCTCAAGCGACTACAAGGCGTGGCTCAGGGCGGGCCGTCCCGACCGCATGGCGTTCATCGCCAGCGTGCAGTCCAAGGAGGCGTCGTGACCGAGGACTACAGCCAGGCGCACCGGCTCTGCAAGTGCGGGCACATCGGCTACCACCACCGGCCTCAGTGCTTGTTCTGGTGGCGGTCCAGCGAAGGCAACAAAGAGTGCGCATGCACCACGTTCGAGGAGGTCGAGGAATGACTCACATCTGGCACATCATCATCACCTGGCATGGTTACCTGCGCCCATGGAGGCACCGTTGAGTTGGCGTGACCACCCAGCAGTCCCGACGGGCTACGAGCTGACGATTGGCCAGCGTGCCGCCGACACCGTGCGCAACGGCATGGGTTCGTGGCCGTTCGTCTTTGGCTTCCTTAGCGTCATGGCGCTGTGGGCGTTCATCAACAGCGAGATCCTCGGCCAAAGCGGTTGGGACCCGTACCCCTACATTTTGCTCAACCTGTTCCTGTCGATGCTGGCAGGCCTCCAGGGAGCCATCTTGCTGATTGCCGCCAAGCGTGCCGACGCCATTGCAGCGAAGCAGGCAATCCACCACCTTGAGGTCAGCGAAGCCACCAAGCGGTTTACGCAGGAAGCGGTCGACGTGATCGACCAACTCCACGACCTCACTCGAGAAGTCCACCAAATCGTCTCAAAGGAGCAACAGTGAATATCCCCATCTGGATCAACGGCTACACCGGCGCCTACGGGCACACCGACGACCTGAAAGTTCTGATCTTGTCCGACGTTGAGGCAGCACACCTTGGCAACATGACCCACAAGGAGCGCATCGAACTCGGCGCCAACAAGGGACGCACTGTGACGCTGATCGACGACGAACTGCGAGCGACCCGTGACTAACGACGGTTCCTACTACGTCAAGGTGCTGAGCCACGAGGAATTCTTCAAGGTGCACTGCATCCCGTGCCAATACAACGCAATTGCGAACCGAGAACTCGGTTGGTTCCGCACGTTCGCTTGGCGCCCAAAGGATCAGGTCGGACCGTTGCGTTGTGATCGCTGCAACCGCATCGTCAACCAGGGCGAACCCGGATCACCTGAGCCCGTCTGCGGGTCGTTGCTGTGAGCCGTTGCAGCTGCGGGCACACGCTCAAGGAGCACGAACCGAACGGCTGGTGCAACGAGTGCCCACACGACCCACTTCGCAACAACGCCCCATGCCCACGATTCACCGAAACGGAGACCCAATGAACCGACAAGTTGTCGCCAACATCAACCGGCACGAGGAATTGCTCCTCGAGCTCATCGCCGAACGGTTCCAAAGCCGCTGGCAACGAGCCACCGAAGGCAACCACGAAGGCGATGACGCCGAGGACGCCGCCTATACCCGAGGCTGGAACGCAGCATGGGACGACGCCTTCGAGCGACTGAACGACATCATCACGAACCACGTCGAAGGCCTTGACGTGAAGTTGGAGTTGATGGACCGATGACCACGCCAACCTTGGTTCTCTGCCTTGCCATCATCTGGCTGCTCGTCGCTGCTGGTTGGAGCCGCTAATGCGGTTCCTGCCGTGGCCTAAGCGCAAGCGTCAAAACGTTATCGAATCCGATACTGAAATGACGATCCGTAGAAATGGCAACTCGGAAGTTGCAGATTTGGCGAGGCTTACCGACTACCTCGACCGTCAAGCGGAGCGCCACGTTCGAATGCTGTTCGGAGGCAAGTTGTGAAACCGTTCCACGAACGCTCCGACCTGGTCAACTTCGGCCTAGAGCTCACGATGGACATTCAAATCTTTGGAGTCCGCTTCGTTGCCCTGCGGTTCGGTCACCACATCATCGGCATTGAGTGGGGGCAGTGATGAACCAGCAAGAGCGAGATGCCCTGCGATACAAGCATCGGTGCCTTGAAAGCAAGGTTGGCCCGTGGTGTCGTTCCTGTATGCACGGTTGGCCCTGCGACGTAATCAAGGTGCTTGACGCTTGGGAGGCGGAAGTTCACCACGACAGCGAAGTATCCAACACTCGTGAAGTATGCGACCACGCCGACTGGACCAGCAATGTCTATTCTGACGATATCTACGCTGACATGGGCTACCGCTACTGCCCTAAGTGCGGAGAGAAGCTTGATAACGGCTGATATCGAAGTCTTTATGCCGCCGAATGTTATGGCGGTGCAACAAATCTGCACAGATTCCGCACAATGAACGCCATCGACCGAATTGTGGAACACCCACCTGCAACAATCGTCCCGAAATTGAAACAATTGCCGTTCGATGGGTCTTGACAAAATTTCCGGTCAAATCTGTCCCCAGCAGTAATCTCAAGGCACATCGGCGATGTATCCTGTATGTAGTTAGTTTGCGACCGCTGCACCCCGGTGTGGCGGTCGCTTTGCGTCTGCGCACATCTCGGGAGGTCGACCATGACCCAATCCCAGCGCATGACGGACGAAGAAGCAGCCGCCTACTGGTCACTTCCACCGAGAGAGCGGTACAAGATCGCCAAAGCAGCTGGCACGTTCGACTCCGAGAAGGAGTTTCGCCATCTGCGAGGAATCAACGCTCGATGGGAGGAAGGATCTGCATGCGACCCGCTGCCGACCTTGAACGAGCAGTTCGTCGACCAAGCGGAGACCGAGCGGTCGCTCGAGGACCCGTTCAGTCAGCAATCGTTGATCGAGGATTGATTTGCCGCTTCCCCGCCATTGCCTCGGATGCCACGTCCTCATTCCATCCGGCTCTCGCTGCGGCAGCTGCGCGCCGGTCGCTGAGCGTCGACGAGGCAACACAACTCAGCGAGGCTACGGCGCAGCCTGGCAACGCATCTCGGCGCGTGTCGTCAAGACCTACGGCGCGTGCGTTCGTTGCGGCACCACTGGATCGAAGGACAATCCTTTGACCGCTGACCACATCGTCCCGAAGTCAAAAGGCGGAACGGACGACGAGTGGAATCTTGAGTGTCTGTGCAGGAAGTGCAACTCTGCGAAGCACAACAAGACCCTCGGAGCAGCCTCAGCGCCTCGCAACCTCTGACGCACGCACGCGAGTGCGCGCAAGGGGGGCGGGGTAAAAGTTGGCGAAAGCATGTGCGATGACCCGCCCATGGTGTTTTGCGCACGCCCTAGGTTGGCGAATTCCTAAGAGGGCTCAACTTCAGCGAGATCGTCCGCAGAATTTGAGGTTCGACCTTGCCCGAACGACCTTCGAAATGCGCCGAATGCGACGCTGAACTCACAAATCGGGCCACTCGAGGCCGGCCAAGGCTTTACTGCGGAGACCCGTGCCGACGAGCTGCGGATCTTCGACGCACAAACGAGCGCAACACTTGGCGAAGGCGCATCAAGTGCACGGTTTGCGGTGTCAGGTACCAGGCAAACAGCGTTTCGCAGTTGTATTGCGGCAAAGAGTGTCGGTACGCAGCGACCGCCGCTCGACGTCAAGCAAATACCCCAGAACGACCTCGGTGCCGTGATTGTGGCGGTTCCATGGTCGGTCGACCACCGATGGCGTTCTACTGCAAACCGTGCTCCAAAGCGCACGAATACGCCGAGCAGCAACGGTCGAAGGGCCACACGCATCGACGCCGGATGCAACCAGGCGCCGTGTTCGTTGAGTTCGACACTCGCTCAGTGTTCATGCGAGACAACTGGACCTGTCAAATCTGCGACGAGAAGGTCGACCCTGAGCTGCGGTATCCAGATCCGCTCTCGGCAAGCCTCGACCACATCGTTCCGTTGTCCAAAAGTGGCGATCACTCGCAAGACAACAGCCAATTGGCACATCTGGTCTGCAATTTCCGAAAGGGGAACCGTGGCCAACCCGCCCAAGCCGCTCGAGGAGAAGCGCAGACGGGGTAATCCGGGCCATCAGAAACTGCCGGCAAAGTCAAAGACCATCGCCCTCGCCCCGGCAAACGGCGTCCCGCCCCTGCCAATCGCAATGGCTGAAGATCACGTTGCCAAAGGCACTTGGGAGCGCATCTGGACCTCGGAAGCCCAACGGTGGCTCTCCCCGAAAGTCGACAGCCTGATCGTTGAGTCGATCTGCTACTTGGTTTCCGAAATCGAGCAGCTGCGAGGCCTCGCACGACAACCGCTCCTCGAGGAACCAATTGTCACGCCAACTGGTCACCTGGTCGGGACCAAGTTGGTCGCAAACCCTGCGGTCAACATGCTTCGCAAGGCGCAAGCGCAGTTGTCGAAGGAGCTCTCAGACCTTGGCTTCAACCCCACAGCAAGGAGCAGGCTCGGCCTCGCCGAAGTCAAACGCGAAAGCGTCCTCCAGCAACTCCTTGCCGGCCAAGGCAGCAACCGCCGCCAAGAAAGCGACCAAACCCCGGTCATCGAAGCCGAAATCATCGACATCGCCGCTGACCGTTGACGGCTGGCCTCCGCTGTACGTCTCGCCAGTGCCCCACGAGGACATCCTGCGAGGCGACGGGCCCGACGTCATCAAGCGCATCGAGGCGCTGTGCACGATCTCCAAGGACGTGCTGGGTGGCCAAGCCGGCGACCCCATGGTGCTTCGTCCCTGGCAGAAGCAACTGATCTACCGCCTGTTCGCTCGTCGAGCAGACGGGAAGCGCCGACACCGAGTCGCTCTGATCGGGATGCCCCGGAAGAACGGCAAGTCCGGCATCGGAGCCGCCTTCGCCCTCGATGGCTTGCTGTTCGACGGCCGAGGTTCCGAAGTGTTCTCCGCAGCTGCGGAGAAGGAGCAGGCCAAGATCGTCTTCAACGACGTGAAGGCCATGGTCAAGCGGTCCGAGGAGTTGTCCGAGGCCTGCGTGCCCATGCGAGACGTCATCGACGTCCCGTCAACCGGTTCGGTATACCGAGCCCTGTCTGCGGAGGCCTACTCCAAGGAAGGTCTCAACATCTCAAGGGCCATCGTTGATGAGCTGCACGCTCACAAGACCGAAGACCTCTGGAACGTGCTCACGCTCGGCACCGGTGCTCGTTCTGAGCCCATGGTGATCGCCATCACCACCGCCGGCACTACAACCGACCAGACCGGCGAAGAGTCGATCTGCTACCGGCTCTACCAGTACGGCGTGGAAATCGCTGAAGGCCGGCACGTCGACGACTCGTTCTTCTTCTGCTGGTGGGGAGCGCCAGACGACGCCGACTTCTCCGACCCGGAGGTCTGGAAGGCCGCTAACCCCGGCTACGGCGACATTATGAACCCCGAGGACATCGCCGACGCCTACAAGCGGACGCGTCCCAACGAGTTCAGAACCAAGCGCCTCAATCAGTGGGTCACGAGCACCGAGTCCTACCTGCCCCAAGGCGCCTGGGCGAAGTGCACAGCGTCCGACCGAGTGGTCGACGCCAAGACGAAAGTGATTCTCGCCTTCGACGGTTCGCTGAACCACGACACCACAGCCCTCGTTGGCTGCACCGTCGAGGAGAAGCCGCACATCTTCAAGGTGTTCTGCTGGGAACGGCCGTTCGACGCCGACCCTGCGTGGCACGTCCCAGTCATGGACGTCGAGGAGACCATTCGGGAGTTCTGGCGGACCCACAACGTCGTCGAAATCGTGGCCGACACCCACCGATGGGAACGCTCGCTGCAAGTGCTGGCCGACGAAGGCCTGCCGATGGTCGAGTTCCCACAGTCCGACGAGCGCA